TTGCCCTATCTGACAATCCTCCCCTCCATAATCTCTTAAACCGTAGTAAGGTGGAGATGTAATGCAGCATCTAGCTTTTTCATCGAATTGTTTAAGTGTTTGGAGACAATCTCCAAATAAAATTGTATCTTTCATTTAGTTGTCCACCTATCTAATATCCAAGAACTGCTATTCTTTTTATCATCACCACCAACACCCCACATAAATTTGACCCTATTGTTATATCTAAACTCTTCATATTCTGGGGTATTTGTGTTACCTCGATCACCACCATTTGCAAAAATAATATCATCATAAACCTCTAATGCCATTTTAATTGCATCATTAGCAGTGTCATCTTTATCATTAAATTCTATACAAGCATCCACCATTTTTAATTCTTTAATGATAGAAATCCTCTCAGGTGCAGTCATAAAGTATTTTCCCTTCTTCCTAATTAACCAGTCATTAGAATTAACTGCAACACAAAGTGCATCACCTAATTGTTTCGCTGCTTTGAAATATTCAATGTGACCTGAGTGTAATGGATCAAATCCACCAGTGACTAATGCTAATGTTGTCATTTTGTAAATGTAGAAATAGCGGGTTGACCTTTATCGAAGACAGTATCAACAACTGCTTCAACTTTACGTGCTGTTGATATACCCACTTTATCATAAACTGGTACACAAATCAATCCGTAAGTTTTACTTTCATTACCTTTTCTTATCACTCTACCAATAGTTTGACTAATAGTAATATAATCCATGTTTCTTAGGAACAATGCTGCTTCAAGTCCTTTAACATTGATACCTTCAGACAATATACTGTGATGAATAACAACAAATCGCTTGAGATCGTCCTGACCCCAACTGTTTAGGGTATTAAAGAAACTTTCACGATCAACTTTCTTGCCATTGATAACTGCACCAGTCTTTGCAGTTATATACATCCAGTCATATCCACGATTTCTTAACTCTATGCAGAAATCAGATTGTGATACTAGATTAACAATCTGTTTGGTAGATCTAGCACAAATTAATACTTTGTCTGCATCAATCTCATCCATAGTTGATACAATATGATCACAATCATGCTCATGCTTAAATCTACTATCATCAGGTGCATCTATCTTTTTGATTGTAACTTTAGGTGGTAAAATAATACCTTCATCCACCAATTTAGGTGCAGGTACATTCACCAATACTCTACCAAATATATCCTCATCATTCATTCCTATCTTAAATGGTGTCTTGGAATGTTTAGGTGTAGCAGTAAAGAAATAGCAACGATTAGCATACATTGAATGATACTCAACTGCTTCAACAAAGTTCTTCTGAACTCCATTATGTGCTTCATCAAAATATATTACATCCACCTCAATCTCTGCCTCTTGTATTCTATGAAGAGAATGATATGTGGTGAATAATAATATATTATCAGTGCTATTATTAACCAAATATGTTATTTCATCTGCCTTAGTTGTGCTGTAGTGATGTGTTTCTCCTGAGTGAACATGAATTACATCTACATTATCAATTAGTTCTAAGAAATCTTCACATAATTGCTGTGCTAATAGTATGCGAGGAGCAACAACTACAATAGTTTTAGGTAAATTACTCTTTGTAAATTGATACTTTGCATCCTCAATCATGCACATAGTTTTGCCACCACCAGTCGGTACAATAACTTGACCTTTACTATTCTGCTGTAAAGTATTAAGTATTGATAGTTGATGATCACGTAATTTAAGCATAATATACCATAATAAATGATTAGACCCCCTTACAGGAGCATACAGGTACATTAGAAGAACACTTCCAACGTCCCCCCTTGTTGTACTAAATTCATTGGTTTTCTACTAATAGTTTCTTCCTGTAATCTTTGAATAGCAATATTATTATATTCCTCAGATACATCAATTCCAATATACTTTCTATCTAAACATTTTGCTGCTAATGTTGTAGTTCCACTCCCATTAAAAGGATCAAGAACTATGCCTTCAGGTGGACAGAAACACTCAATCATATCGTATGCTAACATATTAGGAAATACTGCTGGATGTTTACTTTTTAATTTACTCTCACCTCCACAAGTATTACCGAAAGTCATTACTGTACCAGGACATTTGGTGGGATTTATCTTTACTTTTCTTGATCCAGTTTGTCCATTCTTTGTTCTAATATTAGCACCAGTCATTACTTTACCACCATGTTTTGATGGAATCTTTATATTTTCCTTATCAAAATATTGTGGTCTTTTACCTTTTAAAAATATTGGCATATATTCATGGTCAACTCTAAATCTTTTCTTCCACCATGCACCTTCAGTCCCTTGCCTATTGTATATGTTACATTCAAATAATCTAAATCCAATGTTATCACACCAATCAACAATCGTTCTGAAAGATGTAAGTGACTTAGCAAAATCTTTAGTAGAATCTTGTATCACCATCACACACATTCCACCATCTTTTAATATTCTAAGTAATTGCTCACCTAAACCATGTAAATCTAATTCATAACCATTATAATCTCTAAGTGCATCATAAGGTGGGGAAGTTACTACAAGATCAATACATTCATCAGGAAGTGTTTTAAGATATGTTATATTATCCCTGCAAATAATTTTGTTGACTGGTATTTGCATTTTGTTCTGCTCTCTCTAAGTATTCTACAGCAAGTTTAAGTGATTGTAAAGTATCACCTAAGTTCCCTAATCCTGTATTACATTGCTTACATAACCATCCACGAAAATCACCAGTATCATGGCAATGATCCAACTGCCAATTTCTATGAACTGGTTTACCACAACATTCGCAAGGTTGACCAAATTCAGGTGGTTTAACATCCTTAAATTTCTTCTTAATTGCTGATCTTTCCCTACTTCTTATCTTTTGACATACAACACAATTAGTATTGGTCATTAACCGATAACCATTATCTGTATGCCTATTTTTATAAAAAGTAAACTCAGTATTTTCTTTTAATTCATTACATACAGAGCAACAAGTCTTGCCTGGTGGAATGTTAGTTAGATCACGTTTAGGCATGATAAATTGTTTAATATATTATAAGGACAATTTATGCGTCCCCCCTTTTATTCACTTAGATGTAACCTTAAACTTTAATTCTTTCTCTGATTTCTTACCTAAATTCTTTAATCTTATATCTCTCAATGTTCTT